GAAGGCCCGTACCCATGAAGAGCTTTATGCGGTAGTAGCGAAAGCCCTGAGCATGATCACACAGAATGATGCCCAGGGCTGGTTTGAATCGTGCGGGTATGAAAAAATTTAAAGTTAATCTGCTCTAATTTGAATAAAAGCGAATAACTGGAGCCCCCATGTCCCTCTTCACACAGATTCCCTATACGCTGCAAACGCTCATCGCCAATATTGATTCCGGCATTCTGGCTTTGCCAGAAATCCAGCGTCCCTTTGTCTGGGAAAATGCCAAGGTGCGTGACCTGTTCGACTCCATGTACCGGGGCTATCCCGTAGGCACGCTGCTTTTCTGGCTGACCAGCAACAATGCCCAGGCCGGGCGCAGTATCGGCCAGGCCAACCAGACCGTGCCCCACAGTCTCATCGTGGACGGGCAGCAACGCCTGACAGGCCTGTATGCCGTCATCAAGGGAGTAGCTGTACTGCGTAACAACTACGAACGCGAACACATCCGCATCGCCTTCAACCCGTTGAAGGACGAGTTCATGGTGCCGGACGCATCCACCCCCAAAGACCCGGCATGGCTGCCGGATATTTCCGTCATCTGGAAGCCGGGGGCAGATTTGTTCAGCATCGTGCCGGACTACCTTGCCCGGTACAAAGCCGCGCGAGGAGAAGACAGTCTGAGCCCGGAAGACGAATCCCATATCAAAAGCGCCCTGAACAGGCTGCACAGCCTGCCGGGCACATACAGCTTTACCGTGCTGCAACTGGTGCCGGATATGACGGAAGAAGAGGTCTCGCAGGTCTTCGTGCGGGTCAACAGCATGGGTAAACGCCTGAACCAGGCGGATTTTATCCTTACCCTGATGTCTGTCTATTGGGATACCGGACGGCATGAGCTGGAACGCTTTGCCCGTGAAAGCCGTGTTCCACCGGCAGCAGGCGCAAAAGCGCCCTTCAACTACCAGTTCAGGCCGGAACCGGATCACCTTTTGCGCGTTGGCGTGGCTTTGGCCTTCCGCCGTGCCCGCCTGCAAAGCGTGTACGCCGTGCTGCGTGGCAAGGATATGGAAACCGACGCCTTCAGCCCGGCACGACGCGATGAGCAGTTTGACAAACTTCAGCAGGCCCAGGCAAAAGTTCTGAACCTGACGGACTGGTTCGCCTTTCTGACCTGCCTCACCCAGGCAGGCTACCGTCGCGCAGACCTGCTCATCTCCAACATGGCGGCGGTGTATGCCTATGCGTTCTTTCTGATCGGCAAGCATGATTTTGGCGTCGCCCAGCCAGAATTGCGCAAGGTCATTGCCCGCTGGTTTTTTGCCAGCGCCCTGACAGCGAGGTACAGCACCTCCCCTGAATCCGTTATGGAAAAAGATATGGCCGCTCTGCGCGACATCAGCACCGCGCAGGAATTTGTCTCCTACCTGGAAGGACAGATGGCCTTGACCCTGACTCAGGACTATTGGAACATTACACTGCCCGGCAATATGGCGACTTCGGCGGCCCGCAGCCCTGAACTCGCTGCCTATTTTGCCGCGCTCAACCTGCTTGATGCCCGCGTCCTGTTTTCCAGGGTAAAAATATCGGAATTGATGGAGCCCGGCTTGCAGCCGCGCAAAGCCCTTTTGGACAGGCACCACCTCTTCCCCAAGGGTTTTTTGAAAAAACACGGCATCACCGCTGTGCGACAGACCAACCAGATCGCCAACATGGCCCTGCTTGAATGGCCTCAGAATATTACTATCAAAGATGACGCGCCGTCAGACTATGTGCCAGGGATCATGCAAAGCGGCCAGTTTACCGATGAAGAGCTGCGGTGTTTTGCGCACTGGCACGCACTGCCGGAAGGCTGGGAACAAATGAGCTACGATGAATTTCTTCGCCAACGCCGGCAACTTATGGCGCACGTTATTCGTGAAGGGTTTGAACGTATTTGAGGAGCAAATAGGCGAACTCTGAATTTTGGCTTTGAGCAAAGCACTGCTTTATCAATTGCTCAAACGTGGCTGTTGTTTTTATTTTCCGTAATCTGCTTTGTGGCTTGAAAAGCGCACAAAAAGCACTGTACTCTTTGTTTCCGGTATGTAGCTGCTCATTTTAACACGATATGGTATTTTTTTATTTGAGGAGGGCAGACGCGTTTTTGACAGAGACCGTGAAACCGTTTATCTCTGAATACAGACAGCAAGGAGGCCATTATGAGCGCCACAACCTTTGATACCCTCGGATACTTTGAAAAGCTCAAGGCCGCCGGCTTCACGGAAGAACAGGCAAAAGTGCAGGTCGAAGCCATGCAGGGCGTCGTGCGAAGCTACGACGAAGCGTCCCGCAAAGAACTGGCTACCAAGGGCGACACCCAAGATGTTCGCCTTGAAATTGAAAAGGTGAAGGCTTCTATCAAGGACACTGAGCTTCGGCTTCTCAAGTGGCAACTCGGCATAGGACTTGCCCTTGCAACCATCATGGCCAAGGGCTTCGGCTGGCTGGGCTTCTAGAGCCTGTTAACACTTTTTAAGTCCTTCAACGATGAGGGCAAACAGAATGAAGCCAAGAAACAATGCGTCAAGCTTGTCATAGCGGGTTGCTATGCGCCTGTATAGCCCTTCAAGCGTCGAAACAATCTCTCAACTTCATTGCGTTTTTTGTATAACTCTTGTCATAATTCCAAGGCTTACGCCGCAAGGGATGGGGAGGAACTACTGGCGCATAGCCCAGACGACGACTCAATTGTTGTGTTTCATTACCTTCACAGGCTCTGTCCATAAGAAGGCTGCAAGGCACAGGCGTGGGGCCGAGGGCTTCCAGAAGTTTTCTGCCTTGAGGCGCATCTCCCGCATTGCCGGGGGAAAGGAGGACAGCGCCCTGAAAAACTCAGCCAGTCTGGTGGGGGACTTTCTGGCGGATGCGGCCGCCCCGGACGACGCAGATTCAAGCGGCGATGGTGACGGAGCCGTTTGACTGCTCGCCGTACAAATTCCCCGTACCTGAAAATATCTTTGCCAACGAGGAGCTGGAGCAAGGAGCAACTGCCGAGAATTTCTCGGCAGTTCAAACGAAGGGAAGGAGGGAGCGCCCTTGCCAAGCCTTTTCCCGGTCGACATACTTCGCGCCAAACCCGCAGTGGAGTCCGAGACAACTCTTTCCAAAATGGAAAGAGTTCAATTTCTACAGCCGCAACGCCATCATTTCCGTGGGCTGCCGCGTCAACTCCCGCTGGGGCACGCAATTCCGCATCCGCTATGACATCCTGCCGGACAAGGGAAAGATTTCTCAGGCACAGGCTTGTCAAGGCTGCCGCGAGCACCAAAAGCGCGATACGCTGCAACGCATCAATGCGATCCTTTCATAGCGCGGAGTAACTGTTCCTGAAAACGCATCAGGGCCAGGATGGAATCAGCCTTGAGACGGAGTGCGCCCCGCGTTGCTTCCCAGCGCCGCAATGTGGCGGGGGTGACGCCAAGAGCCTCCGCGAAAGCGGATTCGTCAAGTTTGGAAAGACGGTGCAGAGTGCGGATGGCCGTGCCGGTAGGGCGTTCAGCCTTGACGAGACCGCGCGGCATGGTTGCGGGATGAGCCGTTCCCGAATTGTGCGCGGCCATGACAGATGCAACCTGCCCGGTATCTGGATCCGGCCTGGGAGCGTCCATTTCAAGATCAATGCCGAAAAGAGCGCCCATATCCTCCACCTGCAAGGTGTCTGCCATGTGCGTCGGGGCGACATGCAGCGCCGACGGCAAAAGGCCGCTTGCATCGACGCCGCGCAGGGTGAACAACTGCTCAGGTACGGTATCCAGACGGCGACCGACGCCGTAAAGAGCGGCGGCCACATGCTTGCACATGCGGGCGCTGTCCGGGCAGGAACAGGAAAACCGTATCTCCTTCGGGGAAGGGAACATGCCTGCCTCTGGCTCGCACATGATCGCCATGACTTCGCCTGACAGCTTGCCGCGCAACAGCTCAATCAGCGTGGCAATCCGGCCGGTGCAGCCGGCGCGGAGCGCCTGCCAGCGCGTGGCGGGCAGGGGAACGATATGGACTGTGACATCGTAGAGGCTGTTGCCAAGCACCTTGGCCCTGACCTCTCCGGCCGCAATCTCAAGATGGCAGACGCAACCGTGGCGCACATACTCACGCCCCCTGGGCAGCCTGCTGGCGAAATCCGCATAGCGCTCCAGATTGGAGCACCAGCTTTTGCCCCAGAAAGTTTTGGCCAGGGCTCCCGTGAAAGCGCCTACAGGCTGTGGCTGCATACCCTTGGCATGCAGCCTGGCAAGCATCCTTTCCGCCTTCTTTCTCTTTTCCTGCACAGAGACGTAGGCGGGAAAATCAAACGACATACCTACTCCAGCACTTGCGCCGCATCCAGGCGAACCAGATCGAACAGTTCTTCATCGCTCAGGGCCGTGACGTTCAACTCGGCAGTACTTCCGAGAACTTCATCCGCCAATTCACGCTTTTTTCGAATGAGAGCATCAATTTTTTCTTCAAGCGTGCCCCTGGTGATGCACTTGTGGACAAGCACATTCTTTTTCTGCCCTATGCGATAGGCCCGGTCTGTGGCCTGATCCTCCACAGCGGGGTTCCACCAGCGGTCAAAATGAATGACATGCCCGGCTTCCGTCAGCGTCAGCCCCGTGCCGCCCACCTTGAGAGTCAGCACCATGAACGGCGGGCCGTCCGGCGACTGGAAGGCTTCCACCGCAGCCTGGCGTTTTCTGACAGGCACGCCGCCGTGCAAGGTCAGACCCTCCACATGGAAAATTTCAGTCAGGTATCGGGCCAGCGGCTCGACGATTTCCCGAAATTGCGTGAACACCAGCAACTTTTCCTGGCGCGCGGCGAGGGTTGCGCACAAGTCGCCCACCGCCTGGAATTTGCCGGACGCCTCCGGGCTGTATACGCCACCCCCAGCCTGCGCTGGATGGTTGCACACCTGTTTGAGCAGCATGAGGCTTTGCAGAACCACCATACGCCGCTGCTGCGGGGCTTCAGAGGAGGCATCCAGACTTTCAAGAGTGTTGCGCAGTTTGGTCGTTATGCCAACATATATGCGTGCCTGTCCCTTGGTTAAGTGGCAGTACAGGGGCACTTCGGTCTTGTCGGGCAGGGAATCGATGACGGATTTGTCCGTCTTCATGCGCCGCAGGATGTAGGGAGCGATGATGCGGCGCAGTGGCGAAAACTGCGCTTCGGAGCGCCTCATTTTTTTGACGTGTGCGGTAAATGTCCTGGCGCTGCCCAACAAGCCGGGATTGAGAAAGTCGAACAGCGCCCAGAGATCAGAGAGACCATTTTCTATAGGCGTGCCTGTCAGCGCGATACGCGTGTCCGCTGTGAGCGCCCGGACGGCCTTGCTCTGCCTTGTGGCCGCGTTCTTGATGGCCTGTGCCTCGTCGGCGATGACACGCCTCCAGGCGCGTTTGGTCAGCCAAGGTATGCCAGCACAACCTGCATAGCTGACCAACACCAGGTCATAGCCGTCCAGGGCTCCGGGGGCGGCATAGGAGTTCAGCTCCCTCTTGCTCATACCATGCAGGACGAGGCACCGCAGGGCCGGAGCGAAGCGCCGCGCTTCAGCCTGCCAGTTGTCCAGCAGGGAAGCCGGGGCAACGAGCAGGCTGACGCCCTTGCCGCGTTCTTTCAGAAGCAGTGCCAAAATCTGCATGGTTTTGCCCAGCCCCATGTCATCGGCAAGGCAGGCCCCAAGCCCAAGCCTGCCGAGAAAGGACAGCCATTCCACGCCGCAGGCCTGATAGGGGCGAAGCGCAGCCCGCAGCCCGTGGATTTGTGCCCTGGCCTCCCTTCGCGTGGCGGAGAGCAGTTCCCTGAAACCTTTTCCCGGCAGGGGCGAAGACCATGTGCGGATGACCTCGTCCTCCGCGTCTGATGCCGCGCTGTCGGAAAAACCGGCAAGGAGACGCATACCCTGCGCGAAGGTGAGATTTCCATCAGCGTATTTTTCCACAGTATTCCAGTGATCCAGCACCTGCCGCAGCTTGTCCTTGTCCAGCTCAACCCACTGTTCCTTGAAAAGGACAAGCCCGTCCTCCGCCTGATTGAGCAGGCGAGCGAGTTCTTCTGTAGAACATTCCACTTCGCCGATGGCGACCCGGATGTCCACATCCACCAGTGCCTGCGCGCCCAGCATTGCCCCTTCTCGCATGTTGAGCACGGCATTCACAACTGGGTGACGGCGCTTCCGCCACCAGTCGGGAAGGCGGACACCTATGCCGCAGGCTTCAAGCGTGTCGGCGCTTTTGAGAAAAATGTGGGCCTTGTCGGGGCGCCAGGGCCAGGGCTGGTAAATGCTGCCGTCATCGACCATACCCTGCACCCAGGGCAGTGCCCGGGCAGCTTTGTGCAACGGCTCCAGCAGGCGCAGAAGGGCAGGCTTGTCTTGTGCCGAGGCATACTGTCGCAGAGCATGGGAGAGAGGAACATGACGGGGTTGCCCTTTTTCATTGAGCCCTGTGGCGTAGGTGGCCAGGAAGGCGAAGGGGCGCTCGGCATCCATCTTGTTTTCCGCGAGATGAAAGAAGAGACGCCCAACATGCCGCCACTGCGGCGCAGTTTTCTGAAGAAAAGCGGCAATGCCGCCCTGTGCCGCCGCTGCTTCGGCGCACCAGGCGAGCAGTTTCTTCCACAGCGTCTGGAGCATTTCCAGGTTCAGGTACTCGCCTCCAGGCATGGGGGGAGCGGCGGCCAGCCATTGTTCAGACACCGCAGGCAGGGGAATGGCCGGAATACCCCGCGCCTCATCGTCAACCGCGCTGTCTGGAGAAGCCACATGGCACAGGGCGGTGATGCAGGCCGCGCTGACAGTGTGCCAAAAGGCCCGGACCGCATCTGTATCCGTGCGGCGACTGGCTCCGAGGCGGAACCATTGTTCCTGCCAGACGGAACTGTCCTCGCCTTCCCAGCGCAACCGACCCGCCGGAGAAAGGAAAATTTTTTGCTGATGATTGGTCATAATCCTGTGTCTCCTTATACGGCAAGAAAACACATATCCGCAAGAGAGCCCTTCACTGGCTCAGAAGAAGGGAACCCTCCTTGAGGATGCCACCGCAATGGCGCTGTCCACCAGGGATCAGGAATATGAGCTGGCCACGCGCATCAACGAATTGCGCAGCATCATCACGGCATGGCGCAATCTCCCTGATCCCAAAAGCTGGAAGGTCACGCCGGAAACAGCCCGCCTGTTGCAGCACTGGCGGCATCACAAGTTCAGCGGCATCCGGCCTTTCTTCTGCCAGCTGGAAGCGGTGGAAACTGCCATCTGGCTGACGGAGGTCGCTCCCAGGGACGGCAAACGCGGGCAAAACCACGGTCATGGCCATGCTCATCGCCTGGCAGACCATCAACGCCGTGCGCTATCCGGGCAGCAAGCGTTTTACCCACGGTTTTCTGGTGGTCACGCCCGGCATTACCATCAAAGACAGGCTTCGCGTGCTGCTGCCCGCCGATGCGGAAAGCTACTACCAGTCCCGTGAGCTGGCGCCGCCGGACATGCTGCGCGACATACAGCGGGCCAGGGTGGTCATCACCAATTATCACGCCTTCAAATTGCGCGAAAAAACCGAGCTTTCCGGCGCGGGCCGGGCGCTGCTGACCGGCAGGCACGGCGAGGTCCTCAACACGCTGGAGCCGGAAGGCCAGATGCTGCAACGGGTCATGGGCGAACTGATGGGCATGAGGCATATCATTGTATTCAATGATGAAGCCCACCACTGCTATCAGGAACGGCCCGAAAGCGCCAAAGAGGACATCACTGTTCTGGACGGCGAGGAAAAGAAGGAGGCCAGCAGCGAGGCCAAAGCCAATAACGAGGCGGCGCGTCTGTGGAGTAACGGGCTGAAAACCGTTCAGAAAAAGCTGGGGATCAGTTGTATTTTCGACCTCTCGGCCACGCCGTTCTTTTTGCGCGGTTCCGGCTATGCCGAGGGGACGCTTTTCCCGTGGACAGTGTGCGACTTTTCGCTCATGGACGCCATAGAATGTGGCGTGGTCAAACTGCCGCGCGTGCCGGTAGCGGACAACATCCCCAGCGGCGAGATGCCGAAATTTCGCGATCTGTGGAAAAATATCCGCAAGGATATGCCCAGGGCGGGGCGCGGAAAAAATCAGTCGCTTGATCCGCAAAAGCTGCCGCCCCTGTTGCAAAATGCCCTGGATGCCCTGTACGGGCATTACAAGGAGACCTATGCCGCATGGCAGGCGGAAAAGATGGGCGTCGCTCCCTGCTTTATCATCGTCTGCAACAACACGGCGACCTCAAAGCTGATCTATGATTTTGTTTCCGGCTATGTGGACGCGGCCGGGCAATTCCACAACGGGCGTTTTGAACTTTTCCGCAATTTTGACGAAAACGGCAACGCGCTTGCCCACAGCCGCACGCTGCTTATCGACAGTGAGCAGCTTGAATCGGGCGAAAAGCTGCCTGAGGATTTTCGCAAAACCTACGCCGGGGGCAAAGAGATCGATGACAGCGTTCTGCTGCGGGAAGTGATGAACACCGTGGGCAAAGCCCACAGCCTTGGCGGCGACATCCGTTGCGTGGTCTCCGTTTCCATGCTGACGGAAGGGTGGGACGCCAACACCGTCACCCATGTGCTGGGCGTGCGTGCCTTCGGAACCCAGCTCTTGTGCGAGCAGGTCATTGGCCGGGCCTTGCGCCGCCAAAGCTATGACCTCAATGAAGAAGGGCTGTTCAACACCGAATACGCCGATGTCATGGGCATCCTCTTTGACTTCACGGCTCAGGCGGTGAAAGTCCCGCCGGTCAGGGCCCGCCCGACAGTTCACGTCAAGGCCGTGCGGCCGGAGCGGGACAGGCTGGAAATACCCTTCCCCAGGGTGATCGGCTACCGGGTGGAATTGCCCAGGGAGCAGATCCGCGCCCAATTCACCGAGGATTCCCGCCTCACGCTCGACCCCGATCTGGTGGGGCCCACCGAAGCCCTCATGGCCGGCATTGTGGGCGAAACAGCGACTGTGCGGGTGGAAGAGCGCAAGGATATGCGCCCCTCCACCATCATAGCCCATTTGACCAGTCATTACCTGCGCAGCAAACAAATGGATGATGACGGCACCCCCAGACTCTACCTGTTCGGGCAGATCAAGAAGATTATCCGGCAATGGCTGCGGGAAGGATACCTGGAGAGCCTGGGCGGCGCCTACCCTGCCATGCTTCTTGATCGCCGTCTGGCGGATATGGCCTGCGAAAAAATCCATGCCGCGGTCAACCGCGCGGGCGTGCGGGATGCCGGCGAAAAAGCGCCCGTGCTTGCCCTGCTTGACCCATATACTCCCACCGGTTCCACCCGCTATGTGAACTTCACCACCTCCAGGGCCGACCGCTGGCAGACCGCTGCCGACAAATGCCATGTGAACTGGTGCATTCTGGACAGCGACTGGGAGGGAGCCTTCTGCTACGCGGCGGAGCAGAATCCGCGCGTTCTGGCCTAGAGCATTTTGCTTTTGAAATTATTCAATTTCAAAAGCGGCGCCGCCATCATTTCGCGTCCAGAACGCGGTCTGGACGCTCATTCGGCGCGGGCGTCCGCTCCCGCGGCCGCCAGAGCAATTTCAAAGTGAAATTGCTCTATGTGAAAAACCACAACCTTGGCTTTGAAGTGCCCTATATCTATCAGGGCCAAGAGCACATCTACCGGCCGGACTTCCTGCTGCTGGTGGATGACGGCCACGGCCCGGATGACCCGCTGCATCTGGTGGTGGAAATCAAGGGCTGGCGCGATGAGCAGGACAAGGCCAAAAAAAAGACCATGGAAGTGTACTGGATTCCCGGCGTCAACAACCTCAAAAGCCAGGGCCGCTGGGCCTTTGCCGAGCTGACCCGCGTCTATGCGCTGGAGGGCGATTTGCAGGCCAAAATCAAAGCCGGCTTTGACGGCATGGTGAACGCTGCGGCCTCCCGGCAATAAGCTCTGGCCTGGTATTCTGGCGGAAATGACCGGGCAACAGCGCGGCCGGATTTTCATTTTTGGCAAATAGTACAGGCTGTTCACTGAGTAATTCCTGTTTCTCTGAACAAGGCGAGCAGTTATCCCAAGAAACCCAAAAAAGGCAGGCTCCCATGCCCCCCAAAAAGCCCAGCCGGAAATGTGTGGAAACGCTGACCCATGACGAAGCCAGACGAGTGAATATCCCCACAGCCGAGCTTTCCGCCGTGGCCCGGCTTGGGGATATCACGCCCGTGGCCGTGGCCTTTGCGCGACGTGACGCGGATTTGGATCCGCAGCTCATCTGGCGCGGCAAATACGGGCCGGACGCAATCGGACGGCAGGGCGTAGGCAAGGGGGTATTCGTCATTTTCCGTTGCATCGGCCAGCACGGCCAGGGCCACGCGGTGCAGCGCGAACGTCCAGGGGTGCGCGGACAGCGCGAGGTCAAGGACATGTGCAAACAGGGTGGAACACAACGCGCCCAGCGTATCCGTTTCCTGCGATGCTATGCGTTCGTCCAGTTGTTCGCCGCCCAGCCGGGCCAGAGCGGTATTGAAAAGCTGCACGGTGGATCTCATGCGTTCCCCCCTGCTGTGGGACGGGCAACCGCGGTCACCCGTCCCCCTGCGGTCATGGGTCAGGGCCTGACAATGGTTTCCGCCTGCTGCGCGTCCAGCACAAGGCCAGCGGTCACAGTGCCATCCGCCCCGGCGGTGGTCATGTTGTAGTTGAGGCGCACATACCGCTTCAGGCCGTGCGGCAGACGGGAGGACACAACCGTGCCCCCTTCAGCAGCGCGTCGGCCGCTCACGGGGTAGGTGGCGACGGTCACGGGCGAGGTCAGCGTGCCGTCAGCGGCGCATGCGTCAGCGGTTTGCAGTTCCACGGCCCCGGCCCCGGCGAAGAAGCCCCCGGCGGTCACAACCAGCGAAATGTTCTCGCTCGGCCCGTGATCGCCCGACCCAAGGTCAAGGGTGTTGGTGGAAGCGGCTGTGGCGGTAACGGCCTGATCCTTGGAAAAAAGATTCTGCGCGTCAAATAGCATGGTGTAACTCCTGTGGATGAGGACGGGGTCGGGCGCATGGCCCGGCCCGTGTGGATCAGACGGCGGCCGTCACCTGGCTTTCCGTGTTCACAATGCCGTCGCAACGCTTCACCGGGATGCCGTCAAAGGTCAGCACCTTCTTGCCTTCCACGGTTTCGGGGTCCACCTGTGTTTTCGGATCAAACTTCAGGTCATAGCCTTCGGGCGTGTCCGGCACTGGGCGACGGGATTGCCCTGCCGCTGCCCTGCTCCCTGTTCATCCGTAGTGGACGCGGGCGCGCCTTCAAGATTCTGGCCGTCCATTGCTCCTGCTCCTTGCCGCCTGGTATGCGGCATACTCCTCGCCGCTTTCGCGCATCAGGGAGGCGACTTGCCCCGGCGCGGCCCCTTCGATTTTCGCCGCAAGCCAGAGGCCCACGGCGCGCAATCCCTCGTTGTACTCCGTACTGTGGCCGTCCCGCGCGTAGAACGTTTTGCGAATGAAATTAGCTAAACGCTCTGGCAGGGCGAAGCCATGCCCGCCGCGAAGGCGCTGCGGAACCAGTCGCTATCAAAGCCCTGGGCCTTGTCGGCCAGCGGGTTTTGCAGCATCTGGCAGGCAAAGACGAACGGCCCCATGTCCCGGCGCTTTTCCTTCAAGACTTCGCGGGACAGAAAAACAGGCTCTCCGTCGTATGTCCCGTCCGCTGTGGCCGGATAAATGCGCGGCTGAACGCTGCCCTGTTCCAGAATGACGCTGTAGGTGTCCGCCGCGTGGTAGCGGGTGCCGATCATGCGGCGGCGGCCGCCGTGCGCGCCAAGGTTGAGGCTCACGCGCCAGGCGTCCGTGGTTTTGCTGATCATCTCCGGCGTGGTCACGGATTCGGGCGTCACCACGTCGTCATAAATGAGCAGGGCGAAATGCTTGCCGATGGGCTGGCCGTCCACCAGTCCCCAGGCTTCAATGGTGGCTTCCTTGGGATTGCTCCGGCGCTTGACGATGATCCCTTCATCCTCGCTCCAGGTGCGCTTCTCGCCCCTGGCCGGTGGCCGGATATGCGGGAAAAGCTCCTGAAGAAGCGCATTGCCCTCAAACTCGCGCTTGATCTGCCGCAGGAATGCCTTGGCAATGGGCCGGGAGTGCGAGAAAATCCCCACAGTGATTTCAGGATCGCTCAATACGTCCTGAATGGTCTTGCCCACGGTGATGATCGTGGACTTGTAATGCTCACGCGCCCACAGATCCAAATGCCCGTCCGGGCTGGCCTGCACCTCGCGGCAACGCGAGAACAGAAAATCATTGTTCATGTCCGCGCGACCAAGGCCCACCAGCATCAGAAAGAACAGATCACCAGCCAGCAGGGCGCGCATGTCGCCGGGCGTCCGCGCTTCACGATAGAGCGCGAGGGCATCTTTCCGTGAGGACTGGAGATTCATTCTTCCGCCATGCCTTCCAGCGTTTTCAGGGCTGCGGCCACCGCCGGGGATACGTTCACATCAAGGGCAACCTGCCCCGCCACTTCCTGCTGCGACTTTTCCACCGGCTTCTCGCCGATGGTGTCCCGGATGACCTCAAAGGCCCGCACGTCGCCGGACAAGCCTTTTTCCACCAGGGCCAGGGTCAGGGCTTCGGCCGTGGTCATGTCGCCCCGCTTCCCGGCCAGCAGAGCCTCCAGGTGTTCGCGCAGCGCCTTCTTCCTGCGCCGCGCCTCGCCGCTTTTCCTGCCGCCGCTTTTGCCGCGCTCGCTTGCTTCCAGCTTGCTTCGCACCGGCTTGAGCTTGTCGGGATTGCCGCGCGCCATCTAAAGCTTCCTCTCTAGATGCCCGTGCGCCACAACCTGCCGCGCACGGAAGGCGAAAGCGTCCAGCAGGGAGCCGCCCATGTAGGCGCAGACGCTGATGATGGCCGCGTCCACCGTGGGCGAGAGGTCGAAGTAGTCCAGCCCCCAGAACACGATGACTCCGGTGAAGGTGCTGGCAAACAGGCTTGCCATGAGGTGCCGCACACCCTTCCAGCCGAAGCGGGAAAGCCGGACGCAGGTAGCCACGGCGGAAAGCAGCAGGGGCACCACAATGCCCGCCACGATGTCGGCAAGACCGTCAAAGACCGATCCCGGCATGTCCCTCACCTCTCGCCTTCGGCGCCTGGCGGAGCAGACCGGCGCGGTATTCGCGCAGGGCCTGCAAGTCCGCGTTCTTGAGATTGATGGCCGCCTCATCCGCAATCACGATGCGCACGAGATCCCCCACGGTTTTGGCCCCGTCACGCGGCGGAAGCTCAATGTCGTCCAAAAGCACCGCCGGGGGCAGGAAGGCCACATTCCGCGCCGGCGCTTCCGTCCTTGTGGAACAGGCGGGCAATATCGTCAGGCAGCACAAGACCGCCAAAGTCGTCGTTGTCTTCCAGCACGCGTTCGGCTTCCGCGATCCTTTTCTGGTTGCGCGCATTTTCTTCCTCCCTGGCCTTCATGGCGGCATTGGCCGCCTGCATGGCGCAGTCATGCTCCTGCTTCATGGTCTGGATAGTCAGTTGGGCCTTATTGAGGCTCTCGCTGAGGTTCAGGTATCCGTTGCGCAAGTTGAGGCACAGGCCCGCGAGGAAAAGAACAGCGGCCACGAGGCCCCAGATGAACTTGGATTCTTTCATGCGCGCCTCCTATGCCAGCAGCATCTTTTCCAGCGCGTTGGCGCGGTTCAGCCAGCCCTTGAGGAAAACGCCCTGGTCCGGCCTGCTCGCCACGATGCTCTTGTAAAATTCGCGCCTTGCCTCAATGATGGCGCGCACCACCTTGTCCGTGTCTGCGGACTCAAGCGCCTTGCGCGTCATGGGGCCGAGGATGCCGTCCTCGGCGAGCTTGACGCCATGCGTGACGCAACGGTTGTAACCGCGCTGGGAGAGCTTGACGGCCTGCGCCGGGCCATGATTGACGGCGGCATCGTAGAGCAGGGCCGCCTGCCGAAAGGGCAGGTCGTCCAGTTTGAGCGCGTCCCAGTACTTGTGGCGAAACATGGTCGCCACTTGGGCGGGCCACAGGGAGCGGATAACGTCGCGCGTGATGGGGGGTTGAACATCAATGGAGCGCAGGAAATCACGGCCGCTCGTCGTGGCCGCAATGTCCTTCACAAACTTGATGGACGCGCCGTAGGCGGTGAGGCCGCCCCGGTCGGCCGGGTGGTCGGAAAGTCCGCCTTCCCATTTGGCGGTGAACTTGTGGGCATCCTGAAAGGAACCTTGCCGCATGGCCTACGCTCCTGAATTTTGTGGGGAGCGTAGCACGGCATTTTGGGGCGGGAAGGCTGGGGAGGGGCTGGGTAGGGGCTAAAAAAGGGCTGGCAGGGGCTTGACATCCCCCACCCCGTGGTTTTAATTAGCGAATCCGCAAGGCAATGATCGGGTTCCTCATGGGAAGTGGGAGCATTGCCTGCCATCCCCCCCTTTTATTCAAGGTTCCCCTTGATAAAGGTATAGTTATGCGTGACGATGCGTCCTCTCCAGGAGCTTTGCGTGACTCATTCCACGACCCCCTCTTTGAAGCCATTGAGAGTGTTGTGTTTTCCTTGCCGCATGCACGCGAATTGGCCGAGCTTGAGGTTTCTTTCGGCCGTTCTTCTGCCGTTGTATCGTCCGGTAACATTCTGCCTTTCCGTCGCAATCAGTTGAGGGATGAGGAGCGGAAGAAACTTCTGGGCGCTCTGGCCGACTGAAGGCTCTCTCATGTCTGCCGAACAGCGTAACTACGAAGCTGCCGTAAGCGCCATTTCGCGACAGCTCTCCGCATTAGATAATGTTCTGGTGTCCCCATGTGGTTCGTGTACGCCTGTTCCCCAGGAAGTGGCCATCGAATTGCAGCACATGCTGGTCCACCTTTTTCTGGCAAGCAAGGCTACTCTGACGGATTATGAAACACGCACCACTCAACTGAAGCACGCTCTGGGACATTTGGACCGGGCCATGCTGGATGCGTGTAAGATATTGATCAGCAAAAATTTTCCTACCCTTTCCCAAAAACTCCCTTTCATGAAAGCATGGATTGCCCTGCGTCAGCGTGAAGGCAAGGATCACTTCCGGGGACCATCTTCCTTTACCAATAATACAACCTGCGAAAAATTTTATGCACTTCTCAAAAACTATTCCTTGATCACCAGTGGGGCAGCATCCGCCGCAAACACCATTGCCCATCGCCCTCAAGGAGACATGTGGAGTCTTTACTTTAAAGAGCTGGGCAGATGGTTCCAGCGAGAATTGCTATATAGCTCCCTTTGTGGCGAAAAAAGTCTGGATGCGCTAAGTGTAATGCTCCAGTCTTTTTGGACGCTTGATATAGACAAGCTGCGCGAATTAAACCATCGACTAGAATTGGATATTCTCGTAACTAATGCTGCGCAGGCATTTGATTTCGGCTGGGATGCTGGCAAAACCATACTTAAGACACACATGGACTTCATCGAAAGATATACGAACGGACAATGCACTCCTGAGGAAATACAACGAAACTATACTTCCTGGGTTCGTCAGACCTTTACATCCTTCCTCCATTTCTACGGTCAAGACTGGCCTGACTGAAGCGCCAGCACTGTATTTCCATCATCTCCGCGCTGTATCGCATCCTCCCTCCCTCACCCTCCACGGCGATGGGCGCGCCCTGTTTTACCCACGCTTTCACCGTCTTTTCTCCCACGCCGAAGGCTTCGCAGATCTCCGCCATGGTACGGAGGATTCTGGGCGTGTAAATAATCGTCGGCGTAGCAGTCGCTCGCGTTTCTTTCACACCAGCACCCCCTGTTCCGGCGCAGCCGGTATGGGCCGGATGGTCACAACCGCCCTGCCGCCCGGCGTTGCCGCATACCGCACCAGCCGCAGATCATCCACCTGCGAATCGTCGGCCAGAACTCCGGCTTCCACCAGACTGTCCAGGAGAGCCTTGGCGTAGTTGTCCACGTCGCGCCGCCGCCTGTCCGGCGGATAAAGGGCAACGAATATCCTCACACGGGCGGAAAGCCGGTACTGCGCGTTCTGGGCCATGACTTCGCGGCACACCGTCCGCTTGTACTTCCGGCCGTCCTCCGAAATAAGCGCCTGCACCCGGAACGCCTGCCTGCCGTCGGCCGTATTCCTTTTCAGCGGCAACACCACATGACGCCAGTAATGGTTGACCGACGGAGGAAACGACACGGCCAACGTCAAATCGGTGGGCCGGATCATTTCCGCCCCCTGTGGCTCTGCCAGTCAAACACCAGCACCGCGCCGCCGTTATCCATCAGCCTGTCCATGACCCTGTCGCCCAGATAGTCGCCTATGCCTTTGCAGGGCCAGGTTGTGGTCTTTGTACGCGTCCCTGCCCTTGGCCCCGATATGCAAATCCAGCAGGACAATGGCCTTGTCCGTTCGCTCCTTGCCGAATCGGGCGCACAGGTTCTCGTACTGCGGCCGGGTAAGCAGCACGTTGCCGTTTTCCCCGTAGCGATCTTTTTCCGGCGCGGGCGGTTTTTTTCCTCGCGCGCGCTTATTCCCACTTTTCCTTTCCAACTTCCCTTTTCCATCTTCCAACTTCCAAATTCAGCGGATGGTATATCTAGGGTATGCATACCGTTGGCATAGGGTATAGATACGGTATCGGAGGGTATGTTTCTATTCCGTAAACCTGCGGATACCGTACACAAAGGGCTTTTGCGATAATCGGGGAGGGTATGGACGCCGTAAGCTGTTTCAGCCCTTGCAGGATTTTCGGACTGGTGGATGTCTGATGCCGGATAAAGCGGGTCAGAAAAATCAGGTTATGAGCAGAGTCACAGACGATTTTTCCGTTTGCTTCAAAATCGGCAAGATATTTGTCCACGTCCTGTTGCGACATGGCTGTTTCATAGGCAATCTTGCGCCGTGTGACCTCAAGAATGCCAAGATTGTTCGCATAAGGCCCGGTGAAAAGATACAGATACAGCAGCTTGGCTTTTGTATCCAAGCCCTCAATATACGGATCATTCCAGAAACTCATGCGAACCGTGCGATATTCCGCCATAGTTCATACTCCAAGAATACTCATCATGCGGGAGCCGCAACAGGGATCGAGAATGCGCGGTTCAGACATGGGCAAAACTCCCGGCCAGCACAGGCCAGCCCCACCAGACCGCTATGGCGCTGGGGAAGCCTGCTCCGGCAGATTTCTTCTGGTTCTTCGGGGGGATGTAGCCAGGGGGCGGCACAAAATGGACACGGCCCCGGAGAAAACGCACGTCGGCATGACCCTGCACGTTTTCCTGCCACCATTCCGTATCAACGCGCGCCGGAAGCAGACCCACCACAAGCGCGCCGCCAGCGGCTTCCCTGCGGGCCTTCCGCACCCAGGGTTCTATGCCGTTGTCTCCCCGTCCGTAGGGCGGGTTCATGAAAACGCGCTCCCCGGCCCACGAATGGGCAAGCCCGTCGTCCGTCCTGGTGTAGAATTTCGGGCACTTCGCCGTATCCGCCGTGCAGCAGGGATCGAGCGTGAAAAAGAAACGCTCGTTCAGGGCGTCAAACAGCCATTGCGGCGTTGCCCATTCCGACGACACTGAGGAAAACAGGGCCGTGGCGTTCATGCCGTCTCCTTTTTCACGGCGTCAGGGCACCCCGCGCAATCCTTGCGGTATATCCAGTTCCACGTTCCCCGGCTCCCCTTGTGTCTAGGGCAGGGCCGCAAGTCCGGGCTGCGTCGGGCCGCTTCCCGCAGGGCGTCCCACGCTTTGATCACTTCGCCGGTGTCCGGATCAATCCGATCACAGTAGCCCGCCGTTTCCGGGTTGGGCAGCAGATGCCGACAGCGCAGGACGGTCATTCTTCCGCCCTCGCGTCTGCCCTCAGCGGGGAAGTGAAAGAGGAAACGGGATACACAATGGGGTATAAGCGCAGTACGGATTCGCCGGATAATCCATCTGGATTTTCCATCCGCAAAAATCTGGAGATACTCGCCTGATCAACCCCACTTTTTTGGGCAAGAGCTGCTTGGCTCATGCCTTCCGCCGCCATCCATGACCGAAGATCGTTTCGGAATTGCGATAAATCTTTCATGTGGGTTATATTATGAGTTAACTCAACTTATAGCAATAAAAAATTGATAAATCTCAATATGACAGTCCGCATAACCTTTGCTATGGAGGTAAGCATGGGAAAAATTCAAGAACTACGGGTTATTTTGTCGGCAAAAATCGACGGAAAGGAAGTCACCCAGGTAGGCTTGGCGAAAGCTACCGGCGTGGATCAGGCAACTATAAACCGCTTTTACAAGAAGGGCGAAGGATTGAGTGCGGAAAACTTTATCCGCCTTGCTGAATGGGTTGGAGCGAGGATCGTCTGGCCTGGAGAAGGAACGCCAATGCCCCCAGGCCGGGAGTTTGAATTTGAAAAGCTGCGAGACAAAATCGACTCTCTGACCAGAGAGAACGCGTTGTTACAAAAACTCGTAGCTAAATACGAAGAAGATGCAGCCGTAAAAAAGGAAATCCAGGAAAACCAGTCTTATGCACGGAAACCAGCGCCAGCTATCGGTAGCCGAATGGATTCTGTCTCTGGAGGAGGGAAGTCCGTATAGCTTGGAGAATATGGAGACGAATGGAAGACAGTAGAGGGATTTTAAAGTGAGGTCAAAAGTATGAATTCCCGGAGAAAAATAATATTTTTCTCTCTATTGGCTACCGTTTTTTTGGTCATAGCATCAATGGTGCTTCTTTATGCAGGCAATAGCTACATGAAATATCTGAATTGTTCATCGGATATTTCATGGGCTATAAACAACCCTCGCCCAGAAGAATTTAAAGATGAGTCTTTCTCCAGTGATGAATCCCTAATCATCTTTCGCAAAGAAGATATTGCAAAATGGGACACTATTCATGCTAATCTTTCTTCCGCAAAAAAAGAGGTGACCATTCTTTTTATTACATCCGTAATTAGTGGCATTATAGGGCTTTTTATGACTATCTCTGCATGTTGGTTTAGTTACAAAATTTACCGATTTTTTATTCCAGAAACTTCAAATGTTATAAAGAAGGCGATAACTCGCTCTACAACTAGCCCAATCAGAAGGGTCGGTATTTTTATTATTAGCTTTAGCTTGTGTTCTTCTTGCTTGGAGTATTATATGTTGGAATAGCTATTGGAATGTAACACTTTTTGATATGGATTATTTACATGGCATTCTTTCTTCTTTAGGATTGGCATTCTTTATCACTGGCGTTGTTCTTTCCTCCGGTTTGGTGGAACGCCTTGCCCGATGGATAAAACAGGGTAACTGACCTCCCGGTTTTTATATTCTCTGTCCCTAGTGTTGCGTCAAGCTACAAGTGTCGGGTAAAGTCGTTTTAACTTTATCCTGGCTTGATCAGTTGTAAATTGCCAATTAATCTTGGAGCCAAGATTATTTCTTTGTGCCTGCCAACAATCCACTT